CACATCAATTAGGTGGTTAAAGTTTTTAGGTTTTACTTTTATTAAAAAACATAACCATTGGGGTGTAGGTAATAAACCCTTTTTAGAATTTGTAAGGATATAATATGGCACTACCTCCACAGGCATACATGGCAATTGCTCAAACTGGAATGGAATTTATACAAGCTGGTAAAAAAGCAAGAGAAGATCAAGCCAGATATAATGAAAACAGAATGGCTGCAGTAGCAGCACGTGACTTAAAGATAAGTGCACTTACTCAACGTGCTATACAAGAGTCAGAAGTAGTAGCAGATGATAAGATGGCTCTAGCTATCAAAGCTTTAGAGACTAAAGAAAGTCAAGTAGTTGCTGCAGGTGAAGCAGGAGTATCAGGTAAAAGTGTACAACAACAGATAGACCTAACTGAAGCTAGAAAGCTTAGAGGTATGTCAAAGTATAATAAAACTATTGATAACCTTCTTACACAAGTAGAACTAGAAGGAGCAGGTCTTAATGCAGAAGCTCTTAACCGTATTAACTCTTTACAACAAGGACAACCACCTAGTTTAGGAGCAGCTATAATAAAAGGTGCTAGTGCTTATGCAATGAGTGAGGTAAAATATGGTGATGGTAAAATATTTGGAGTAAATTTAATGGGTGATAAAGCTGTAAAAGCTTTAGTAACTAAAGGTATAGAAGGGGATAACACTACAATATTCCCACAAGCAAAAGATTTTACAGTAGGATAAAAGGAAATAATAATGGCACAAAAAAGAACTCAAGTTTCTAGGTTAAGTGTAGATGATGTATCAACTAAATCTTATTCTAGTCCTGTTGATACTTATGTACGTCCTATAGAAACCAAATCAACTCCTTCAGCCTTATCTCAATTTGTTTCAGCAATATCTCCAGTAGCAGAAGCAGTAGCTAATAAAGAATTAGAAGTTAAACTTAAACGTGAAAGAGAAATAGATAATCAACGTTTACAATCTAAATATAAACAAGCTGACTTAAAAGCTTATGAAATGAGTTTAAAAGTTGATGCAGATTATAAAGCTAATCCAGACGTATGGCATCAGAAAACTGCAAAAGAAATCACGGATAAACTTGAGAACTACCAATTTACTTATTTAGATAATTTACCAGAAGATACTGATCCTCTTATTAAAGAGTCAATGAAGTTAAAATTTCAAGAATATAATATTGTACAAATAGCTAATTGGAATAAAGGTAAAACAGATTATAATAAAACTAAGTTAGATGAAAGCTTTAAAGATTTAATAACATTAGAATTAAAATCTGGAAAGCCAAACTCATCTGAAACTATTCAACAAATGATCAATGATTGGGCAGTAGCTAACCCTACATCTGATGGCAAAGCTGACTATAAGAGAGCTGAAAAGAATGCGTTTTCATTATTAGTTAGCATATCTAATGAGAATGCTGATAATCCTTTGTATGATGCTTTAAATAATATGAAAGATAAAAATGGAAGAAACATTAGTGTTTTAAATAAAGCTGCTAACATAGAACTTACTTCTAAAATTAATGTAAAAAGAGCAGAACATATAAAAATCAAAACAGATAAGGAAGATAACACATTTAAAAATAGTATTTCTTATGAAATAGAAAATAATAAAATAGATGCTGCTGAAAGTATAAGACTTAACATAGCAAAGTTTGCAACAGAACATCCTCTTCCTAATGGAAACCCAGACTGGGATAGAGCTTATGATAATGCTATAAGTTTAGCAAAAGATATATCTTCTTATAATCCTGTTAATCCTTTGTATGATGCTTTAATAAATAGCAAAACATCAGAGACTAGTAAACCAGTTAATATTTTAAAGTCAGGTTTATTTGCAAAAGATGGAGCAGTTATTTTAAAAAATCATGCTAGACAGTTAAATACTAATCTTAATATTAATGTAAAAAATAAAGCCATAAATGATTGGATTACAAAATCTATAGCAACAGGAAGTATTCATAATAAAACTTATATAAGTCCTAAAGGTGAATTAAAAACTTTCAGTGAAGCTGAAATAGATAATGCATTACCTAACCACCCTTCATTTACAGCACAAGGAACTAATAAACTTGCTCTTTATAGAAAACTTAGAATGATACCTTCTAAATTAAAAAATTCAGTATTAGATGCTGGAGTAATTTTAGAAGGAGGTACTGAGAATGATGAAGCAAGTAACTTAAAACTTCAACAAGGTTATAAAATTTGGAAACTTCTAAAAAATTCAAATAATAATTTAAGTTTTGTAAATAAAGATAATCCAGATGCTCATCTTAAGTTTGAAGCTTTTGATCATATTCTTACAGAACAAGCTCTTAGTGGAGAAAGAATAGACTACTACATTGATAATGTAAACATTGAAGAAGAACTTGGAGCACAAAAAGTAGTCACACTAGACTATAATAACGCTGCTAAAATGGTACAGAATATGGATTTTAAAGTACCAGTACCATCAAAAGCATTAACTAAAGTAGAAGATGCTTTAAAAGAGGGGTTTGATAGTGATCTTCTTACCTCTTCTAATGCTTCTGATCTTCAACGTCAAGTATCTAGAAGAGCTCATTTTTTAATTATGGGAGGTGTACCAGAAAAAGATGCTTTTAAGGCAGCAAGAGAAGGTGTAGAAAAAGATCATCTTACTGTAGAATCTTCTAACGGTACTCAATATTCTTTTAAAAGTCTTGACACTGATCCAAATGTAACAAGTATTCCAACTGATACTATTAATGAGTATAATAAACAGTTAGGAGAATCTAAGATCATGAATAATAAAATATTTCAGAGTACAGGATTAACAAAAGGACAATATAATTTAGCTCTTTATCCAGATATAAGTGATCCTAATAAAATTTCTATTAGATTATTTAGTTTAGATGGTACACCACGTGGTCAACTTGGGAATAGTGTAGATAAGTATGACTTATTTAATAATCAAGATAAGTTAAAGCAACTAATAGCTGATGTAAAAATGGAAAAACAGTTAGAAGTAACAAACCTATATAATGAAAAAGTAATAGCTGCTGCTGAGAGAAAAGCCATTGCTGAAAATAAAGCTATTAACAATAGTACTAAGAAACAGGTCAAGAAGGCAACAGATGACCTTGTTGAATATGTTGGTGGAAGTCCAGCTGCAACTTTAAATTTAGTCAAAACAATAGGAGATAATATTGTTAAAGCTACTGAATCTAAAAATGACTTTGTTACTGAAGTAAAGAATCCTAAAAAGATAGGAGATGACCTTGTTAAATATGTTGCTGAAAGTCCAGCTGCAGCTGTTAAAAGCATTCAATCTTTATTTAGTGAGGATACTAACCCAGTAATTAACCAACAGGAGAACAAGTGACTATAGAAGGTAATACTACAGAAGATAAAACAGCTAATATGATAGCAACTCAAGAAGGTTTTTCTAGTACACCTTATAAAGATGGTAAGGATCAGTCAGTAGGCTTTGGTTTTTACTTACCTGCTTTAGAAGATGATGAGAAAGCTTTGATTAAAGATGTTAACAACGTTACAAAAGAAGAAGGTGTAGCAGTGCTTAAATTAAAAGTACAAAAGATTGGTAATTATCTAGACAAAGAGATACAAGGTTTTAGGAACTTACCTGAAAAAACACAGTCAGCTATCATTAGTATGGGCTACCAGTTAGGTGTAACTAACCTTCCAAAAACTTGGAAAAATTTTATAGCAGCTATTAAAGAAGCAGGGCAATATGAAGAAGGCTCTGCTGAACAAGCTGAAGCATTAGCTACTGCTAAGTTTGAAATGTTATGGAATAGAAAAGCTGATGGAAACCATACTAAAACTGGATGGCATAGTCAAACACCAACACGTGCTAACGAAATGGCAGAAGCAATAAGTGATGCCAAAGTTAATTAATTATAACAGGAGTCAAGAATGGCAGTAGATACCTTATTAACATCTTTAGGTTTACCAGAAGCTGACGAAACTAAATTACCTATCATTAATACTATTTCTGAAGCAAGTCTATTAAAAAATGAAATAGAAAAAGACCAAGAAGATTCTGGTAGAAGCTATTTTGATAGTTTAAGTACAGCTTATGATGAGAATTTTTCAGTATCTTCTGCATTAGATAGCCTTGAAAAAGCTGACATTGATGTTGGTACACCTGTTACTAACTTTACTCCTGAATTAGTTACTCAATTAACAAGTGACTTACCTATAGAAGCATCTAAAGAAATATTAGATGAAGCTCAAAATTATGGTATTAGTAGAGCTATGAAGCAAAGAGAATTTTTTTTAAAAACTTTAGCCAATCGTAAACAACTTGAAGCAGACGGTGTACAAGGTATCGTAGCTAATGCTTTCTCAGTAATGTTTGACCCTGCTGAGTGGAGTTTAATTTTAGGGCTTACTGCTGCAGCTACTGCTACTACAACTCCTGTGGGTGGAGCTGCTGCTCTTGCTGCAGGTACTATTAAACAAGCTTACAATGTTAAGAAAGCTTTTAAGATAGGTGCATTAGTTACTGGAGCAGAGAGTGCAGCTTTTGAAGCACTTAGAGCAGATACTAAGTATGATATTGACATTAACGATGTAATGATAGCTGGAGGATTTGGTGCTTTATTAGGAGGTAGTTTAAATGCAGGTAGAATAGCTTTTCAACGTGCTGGACAACGTTCATTGATTGCTTCTAAAGTAGTAAAAGGTCAGCAATTAACCCCTGATGAGAAGATATTTCATGATGAGTTTAACGTAGATGTCTTAGCTACAAAAATAATAGATAAAGAATTAGAAGGTGAAAAGTTTATTGAATCTATAAATGGGATCAATGGTCAAAAAACTTTTAATGATTTAGAACTTAAAGATGTAGAAGCTATACCTAAAATAGCTGGTTGGAATATGTTTGGCTTACGTAAACTAATTTCAACAGGTGCACGTGGTGGATCGTCTGACTTAGGTTTTGTTAGATTTGCTACTAGGGTTTTGGGAGCAAACTTTACAGGTTATGTAGGTGGTAAAACGTTTACTAAAGCAGGGGGTTCAGCTTCAGAAATAGCTGAGTCGTTACAAGGTGTATACCGTATGCGTTTATCTAATTTATATCTTACATCACATAAACAATGGAAAAAAAGAACTGGTTTATCAGCAGAAGAGTTTAATCAAGCAGTAACAAGTTATGTAAGAGGTATTGATAGAGTTGATGTACCTGAAGAAGTAGTTATAGTAGGTAAGGAACACCTCAGATTAAATAAAGAAATTGGATATGAAGCTGTTGAATCAGATGTAGCAGGTTTTACTAAAAAAGTAATAGATAACAATGACAACTATATGCCACGTATCATTGATAATGATAAAATACAAGCTTTAAGAGCAAAGTATGGAAATGTAGCTGCAGAAAAAAATATAACTGATTTAGTAGAAACAGCTATACGTAAAGAACAATTAGATATTGAAGATCAAGTTGCAAAAATGTTATTGAAAAAAAAGAAAGTAGCAGATATTGATACAGTTAATGATTACATATTTAAAATTGCTAGAGGTTATGCAAGAGGTATAATAACAAGAAGACAAATGAATAAAGGTATACAAGACTCTAGTGAAATGTCTTTAGATGATTTTGGTGCAATGCTTAAAGTTAATTTAAAGGGTATCACTGATGATGAAATAGAAACTATTACAGATATGCTTACTAAATCAATTACACCTAAAGGACATACACGTTCTAAAGCTCGTTTAGTTTTAAATGAAGGTACTGTAATTAAAGTAGCTAATAAAGATGGAGAGCTAGAAGATTTAGCTTTTACTGATTTATTAGTAAATGACTCAGAACAACTTATAAATAGTTATATCTTTCAAATGTCTGGTGCTATTGGTTTAGCTAGAAATGGTATTAATACTAATGCTCCTAAAACTTCTTTTAAAGATTTACTTGCTAAAATAGATGAGGAACGTATTGAAAAAAACTTAACTGAAGAACAAGTTAAAGAAGAAGTAGATGCTATTCAATTCATGTATGATGGTATTACAGGAAATCTTAGAAACAGAAAAGAAACTCAAAACTTAGCTGATATGAACATAGCTATAAGAGCTTATAGTTTTGCTGTTAACATGGGTATGTCTGGAATGTCAGCTTTAATGGAACTTAGTAATTCTATGTTTGAATACAGTTTTATGACTATACTTAAGTCTGCACCTGAATATAAGAAACTTTTTCAATTAGCTAGTCAAGGTAGATTACCTGATGGTGTAATGAGAGAGGTAACAGAAGCTTTTGGAATAGGAAATGAAGTAGCTTTTGGTAAATGGAATAAAGTAACACGTATGGATACTGAAGATGTAGGTGTTTCTATTTCTCCTGAACGTGGAGGATACAATAAAAAAGGTGCTAGTTTAAGAAAACTAGGAGAAGTAGCAGGAGATGGAGCTTATGGTGCACAGAAACATGTAGCTTACTGGTCTGGTTTAACAGGTGTTACTCAGACTTTACGTAGATTATCTATGTTACACTTTACTAATGAATGGGCTTTAGCTGCAAGAAAAGGTAAGCTACCCTTTAATCTAGTTAAAAGACAACAGCTTGGTATTACTGATGAGATGGGTAATAAACTTCTTAAGGTTATGAATAGTAATTTAGTAGAAAGATTTCCTAATGGTACAGTTAAAAAACTTAACATTGTAAAATGGCCTAAAGATGTAAGAGAATTCTTTAGTGCCGTAGGTTTTAAAGATGCTAGAACTAATGTACAAGAAACTAACATAGCTTCAAGTAATAGGTTTCTAAAAGGTACTCAAGTTGGTAGATCAATGTTTCAGTTTATGAACTTTACTTTAGGTTCTTTTGAGCAACAAACTCAAAGATTAGGAGTTAGAGTTAGAAGAGGAGATGCTACTGTAGGTAAAGTTTTACTATCTGCTGCAGCTATGGGTGGTCTTATGTATGTAGCTAGAGTACAACTTAATGCTGTAGGTCGTAGTGATGCTGACGAATACATTAAAGAACGTATGAAGCCAGAAAACTGGGCTATAGGAGCTTTGTCTCAAATAGGAGCTGCATCTATGTTTAGTTATATCTACCAATTAACTACTGGTGCTATGAATGGTAATACTTATGCTATTACTCCACCTGTTGTTTCTATTGGACAAAACATTCTAAGTACTGTTGCTAATGTAGCTGATGAAAATAGTACAACAGAAGCTGAATGGAGAAAAGGATTAAGGTTAGCTCCTTACCAATCTTTATACGGAGTTAGGCAAATCTTTAACGGAGTAGCAGACGAAGCTAGTAGATACTTTAGATAAAGCTAAAGTTACAACATTAATAACGAGGAACACATATGGCATTATCATACCAAAACTACACAGGGAATAACAGTACTGATACTTTTAGTATCCCTTTTACTTACACTGCAACTAGCGAAATCAGTGTCACAGTTAATGGAGTAGCTGAGACAGGTTTAACCTTTCCTTCTTCTTCACAAGTGCAATTAACCAGTGCACCTGCTAGTGGAACTGTTGTACAAGTTAGACGTACAACTAATTTAGCATCACGTGCAATAGACTTTGCTTCTGGTTCAGTATTAACAGAAGAAGACTTAGACAACTCTAACATACAAATCTTTCATGCATCACAAGAATCAGTAGATTTAACTGATGATACTATACAAGAAGATGTAGATAACAAATGGGATGCTGAAAGTAAAGTTATTAAGAATGTTGCAAATCCTACAAATGCACAGGATGCTGCAACAAAAGATTATCTTGAGAATACTTGGTTAACTACAGCTGATAAAGCTCAGTTAAACTCTCTTAATAC